TGTCCGATTTGTGGGAAGAGGAAGCTCTTGCCCTTGGGGTATTATAGATGCAAGAACTGCAATTGGCCGATGAGCCAGGAACGCGCAGACAAATTGACAGGAAAGCCGAAATGGCAAGAGGTATGAGCGCATGACCAAACTCCTTATCAGCACCGGCTCCCTCGTCCGCTGGCCTGAATCCCTGGAGGACAAGATTGGGCGCATCCTGGACACGGGCGTGGACGGCGTGGAAATCATCGGCGGCGTGTCCCTGGCGACCTGGTACCCCTCCCCTGCCCTCATCCGCAGATTGCAAGCGGCCACCGTGACATTACACGCAGAATTGACGCCCGCTTTCGGGCTGGCACAACTCACGCAGGCCGTGCGTGCCTTGCCATTCCGGGTCGTCAACGTGACGTTCCATCCCGACGAGTTGCAACCAGAGGACTTCGCGGCGCTGGCGGTGTTCCCCGTCCCGGCCAGCATCGAGGCGATGGACACCACCCGCGCGGACTGGCGAACGCCAGAGGAGATAGAGCGCGTGCTTGCCCCCGGCGTCGGCGTGACGGTAGACATAGCACACACCATTGAGCACGGCCTCGACCCGCGCAAGTTCGAGGTCATGCGGGTAGCAGAAACGCACCTGTCTGTGCCCACGAGCGCGTGCACGCACGACATGGCGTACACAAACGCGGGGCTGGTGCCGCCGATGCCACGGTCACCGTTGGTGGTCGTGGAGGGCGTGATACCGGCGGGCGATACGGCGGCGCTGACAAGTGAAGTCAGATTCGCAAGTGATTTTTGCGGAGCATAGGAGTGGATAGTTCCTCAGTAGTAAATTGGATCATGGCTATTGCAACGGGGCTATACTTCATCGGGATTCCAGTTGCATTTTTAGTTTTGGCGATACTGGCCTCGTTGGGCTTAGATGGGGGTTCTTTCCCGAAACTGGGACAAATTCACATCAAAAAGAATCCCTCAATCTTGGCTCCTCAATGCTCATACTGTGGCCGTGAAACGCGTCACCATCCGTGCCCAGGGTGCGGAGCACGCTAGACCGCCGTCAACACCCCCCATCCCCTGGGCGAGAATCCCGTAATCTCCCCCCGTTCTACCTGGCCCCATAGGTCATCCGAGTAGAACTTGACCCCAATGCACCACGAGTCGGGTACCACGTCCGTGACCCGCTCCCCGAACCGCCACTCTACCGGCTCGCGCTGAATCCAGCACTCCACTACTTTCGCCTCATCCGATTGCACCAGACGGGCATGGTGCTCGTCAAGCGCCTGTGACCGCTCCATGAACTTGTGGCAGGCGGCCTCGATCTCGGCGGCTCCCATCCTATGGCCTTGCGTGTCGAATTGGTCGGGTGGCAGTACTACGCCGTAGGCAATGCGCTGCTTGGCGTCGGTCAGCGCGAACGGTACCTCGTGCACGAACGGCGCGCGATCGGATGACTCCTCTGGTGGCTTCTCCCCGTCGGCTTCCGTTCGCAGGTCGGCCCACGTGCGCTTGAGTACTGCCCGCAATTCCTCAATCTGTATGCGCACGTCATCAGCCTCTTTGCGCACGGCGGCGGGTAGTTCGCGGTCTGTCAACAAGTCATTGATGGCACGCGCCGCTGGAGTCATGTCGCGCAGTGCCCGCTGTGCTTTAGCCTTGATGGTCGCGGCCTTCTCAATTGGTTCTTTCGGCATTTCGTACTCTCCCACATTGATGAATTCTGGCTTGCCCTTCCCGTCGCCCCACACGAGCCACTTCTGTCCCTTCCCGCGCAGTTCCTTGATCGTGGCGTCCTTGTCGTGCTCCTCCACGTATGGCGTCTGTGACGGTGGCCTGGAGACGAGCCACACGCGCCGCCCGCCCACTGGCGCGAATTGCACCATGTAGCGGCCCTTGAGCTTGCTCCCACCCAGGAACAACTCGAAGGCGTGTTCTCGGCACATCCCAATGCGATAGGTGCCGTTGTCGTAGGCGAAGAACTTGGCGCTCTTTTCGGACGTGGCCCCGGCCTCGCCCGGCTCTGACACGTCGGCCCCGCCTACCCCTACCCGCAACCAGGACTTGGGCTGGGCCTGCTTGGGCGTAGTCTGGAGCGTATCGTCTGGCGGCAGGGATGCGAGCCGGTCACCTCCGCCCTTGCGGTTGTCCGCCGTCGTGCCCAGGAATACGGTCCATCCCCACAAGCCGTCTTGCCCCTCAAGGCGCAGGTCGCCGTGTACTGAGCCTTCGCCCTTGAGCAATTCCGCCTCGGATTGCCCCACCTGCTCCTCATCCAGCCCGCGCCAGTGGTGCTGATAGGTGAACTTGCCCTTGCCCGACCGTGGCAGCATCTCGAACCAATGCTCGGCCCAAAAGCGGGTGGCGGCCTCGGCGCGGGCGGGTTCATCGTCGGCCTTCTCCACGAGTTGGGCAGGGGTGGCCCCCTTGCGTCTGAGCACTAGGTCGTAGAGCGGCACGGCCTGTGCATGCGGTCCTTGCGGATTGTCGAGTGGATGGAACTGCCCCTTGGGTATCCCCAATGCCTTCCTCACGGGCAAGTCCACATTCTCGCGGCGCAGGCGGAAGTAACGCGGGTCATCCTTGTCCGCCTCCAGCCGGAACAGCACGTCCACGTCTGAATCGGGTGGCGGCGGCTCTTCCGCCGACGATCCTACCAGGCACACGGCTCCCGGGGTGACCATGATCTCGTCGGGTAAATTGCTCAAGTTCACGGCGGCCTTTTCTATCGGGCTATCGTGGGCCAGTTTCCGGCGCGCCATCTCCTCCACGATCATGGCGTGGGCGTTGTCCACGTCTTCGCGGGTGAGCCCCCCGGCAGACTCGTTCGTGTCGTCCTCGAACAAGCCGCCCCACAATTGGTGCATGCGGCGATGCAGGCTCAACAACTCCTCCTGCTCGGCCTTGCGCAGGAGCGGCGGTGCAATCTCGGCCAGCGAGGCCTTGGCAATGGGTGTCCACCCGTCTGGTGTCCACAGGCCATCGTCGGCGTGCAAGGCCATGCGACCCAGGAGGTACGGGTAGTTCGTCAACGCCAGGCCCATCAGTACATTCCGATGGGTGGCGTTAGAATACGGGTGGCTCCACTCCCAGCGCACCTCTGGCGATACGTGGTCGAAGCGGGTCAGGGTGTCCTCTTGCCCGCCCGCCGGCTCGATCTGCCCGCGTACCCCATCCTTGGCAGCCCACAGGCGCGCGATGTAACCAACGCGCCCGCGCAAGCGGTCGTGTTCCAGGTTGACGGGTATCCGGCGCTCCAACACGTCGTCGTCAAAATTGCGTACCATCTCGGTAGCGTCGGCCTGCGTGAAGTCGCGCTTTTCACCATCCCGCCAATAGGTGCCCAGGGGGAAGACCAAAAAGTCATCCAGAGCTTTTTCGATTCGCACAAAATAGCGCATAATCGTATCCTTATCTTACCTTTCGAGCCAGCAATTGAATGTCATCCTCTTTCGGCTTCCAGAAGTCGTACCGCCCGGGGTCGAGGTATTCCCGCACGGCCCGCATGACGCCGGGAAACATCACGCTATCGTAGTCATCGAATACGATGTACCCTTGCGGCACCAACAGTCGGTCGGCCATCCGTATGATGTCTACCGTGGAGGCGTACAGATCGGCATCGGCGTGGATGAAGCACAGTGGTGTGTCGAACGACGGGAATGTCTCGGAGAACAAGCCCCGGTAGAGTCGGTATGGCAGGCCGGCCATACGCTCCCTGACGATCTCCTCTGTGCCCAGAATGCTGCCCGGTGTGATTTGCGCCCAGTTTTCTTGAGGCCGCTCGATTGCCAATTCTTCCGGCGTGGCGATGTCCGGCATGCCTGTGAACGTGTCGAACAGGTGGAGCCGCTTGTTCACGCCCGCGAATTTTAATACCGCGCCCATCTCGTGCGCCGTGTGGCCCTCCCAGACCCCGCACTCCGCCGCGTCGCCGGGGAGGGTGAGCGATACGATGAAGACGGCGTAGACGACGGCCGCGCGCGGTCCCAACAGTGGCGACGCCTCCAAGGTCAACTGAATCGCCGGCCTATCATCCACCAATGGCCTCCTCGATTACGTCCCAGTAGCGCGGGAGCAGGGCGCGCAGCTCTTCGGTCCTGGCGCGGATGCGCGTCGCTTCTTCGTCCCGGTGCTCCCATTGCTCCAGGAATGCATGCACCCAGTCCAACCCCTCCAACGGATAGACTGGTTTGCCGTACCATTCGCAGAATCCTCCAACTTTGGGCCAATATGCCAACGAAGTGAACGGTACGCCCATCCGCGCGGCGAAGGCAGCCCCGTGCATGCGGATGGTGACGGCGGCGGCGAAACAGCCGTACACGCCCAGGGCGGTTTCTGGGTCGTAGGGATCCTCTTGCACCAACATGGGTGCCCCAGAATGCGCCGTGAGAAATGGAATGATGGAGTTACAAATGTTCGTGTCGTCGTCTATCGGATAACGTTGGTAGGTGCAGTGAGGGATCAGGGCGGGCGTCAGGCCCGTCCCTCGCATTACCATCTGCAATCCCTTGATGAAGTCGGGTAACCAGTCTGCGAACGAGTCCAGCCAGATAGGTGCCACTCCCAGGAGCTGTCCCGCCATAGGGAGTTCCACTGGCAGTGGGTCGAGTGCCAGGGACAAATCGGGAAGTACCTCGGATTCTATCCCTAACTCGCGGAGCAAGGATTGCGATGGGCGATCCCGCACGATGACGGGTATGCCTTGCAGCGCGGCACGCACGACTGCCCGCCCCCAGCCTGAAGCCAGTGGCCCGACCGACACACCAGCCACCACCACGGGTTTGCCCATCGCCTTGGCGGCGGTGATGAGCCCAGGGTATACAGTCAGGGGACCGTAGATGAACCGGCTGTTAGTATCGTGGAATAGCCCCCCGCCGCCCACGATCACCAGGTCGGCGGCCTCGATGGCCGGCCAGAGGTTATTGTCCGCCCGATCCCTCCAATTCATCCCGCCTTCCACAATGTCTCCGATCTCTACGCCCGGCGTAGTGAGGCGGCGGACGAGACCATCGCGGCTCAGTTTCATCCTATCCGCGACGTCGCTCCACAGGCGAGCGTTTTCATCATCGAAGAACGGCAGCATGGCCTGGCGACTGATGATGGTCAGGGCAATGCTCCCCAGGCGCGAAGTGATGCCATTGACCAGAGCGTGCAGCAGGGCCTCGTCGCCCAGACTGGCAATGCCATATCCAGATGCTATGACGATCTTTTTCATCGTTGTGTCAGTCCTCCATTGGATTGGATGCTACTCCGGCGGGTTGGCGGGTGGTTTGTAGCCAAGTCCCCCAACCAGCCACAAAGTTTATCCGTGTCAGAATCTATCCTAATCACCAATACGCGATTGAACAAACAGCCAATGAGGGTATTGAATAAACCCAGGACAGATAGTCCTCGCAGGTAACAGCGATTACTCATTTCTACCATCTCCCCCATCCGCCGCCAGGTAGCTTGAACAAAAGCGTACACCTACAGTTTCCGTTGCACTTGAATTGTCCAGGTACCCGACCTCCAGTCTCGGCCAACATGGCCTGGAAGTTATCATATTCTTTGGCGTACTGCGGGCATTCTTCGCAATGTTTTGCATTGGGGTCTAGCACGATCCGTGTGGGCACTTCGTTCGCGTCTTCCCGCTGAGATACCTTATCTATTACCCCGCGTGCGATCAGCGCCCAGAACGCCCCCGCATAATTGCCCACCCGCGCGTTGAACGTGCCCAGCAGTCCGCCCAGGCTCGCCGCATCCGTGGCAATGGCGGGATCGCCCGCTATCCCCTGCTCCAACTTCGTGCGAATGGCGGGTGCAAGGCTGTCGTTCAGGTAACGCTCGTTCTCCAGCATCGCATCGGCCAGTATACGGATACCCTCGGGTGACGACGGGTCGCCGCCCAGGCCCAGGGTGAGCGCCTGCGGCAGGTGCTTGCGGCCCAGGAGCATCAGGGCGATTACGATGGCGGCCACGGCCTCGTCGGTGATGTCGTCGCGCTCCTCTTCCGTCTCCGCGCCAGCCAGGTCGCCCGCCGTCCTGTCGGCCCAGTCGGCCCAGGTGCGTTGTAATTCCTGTTGATAGGCGTTGGTCGCGCGTTCCCACTTCGGTCCGCCTTGCTTGAGGCGAAGGGCGAACCGCTCGGCGTCTTCCTCCCCCTCCACTCCTACGGGTTGCTCTGGCCCTTCGGGCGCGATGGGTCCGGTGGCGGGTTGCAGTTGTGGCGACGGCGGTGTCAGCCGGGCCGGCTTCTCCGGCATCTCCGGGAAGTCGGCAATCTCCAAGAGGTGCTTCTGCAATTCCGGGTACGGCGAGAGCACCTGTGCACCGACGAGGGCGTTGACGTATTGTGCGATACCGGTCAGGTCTAATACGCCAATCTCGGAGTGTTTCAGTACTGGCATTTCCTCCAGGCCGAACGGGTTCAGCGCCAGCATGCGCGGGAGGGCGAAGCGGTTGATCACGTCACCCACCGCATCAGCCCAGGCCCCCACAGCATCCACGAAGAAGTCCTTAGAGGTAGACGCCAATGCCTGCGTGCCCACGTCGCGCATCCCTATGAAGATGAATTGCGCCAGGACAGTCATGGCCATGCGCTTCTCGTACCGGTCGATCACCGCGTCGAAATCCACCAGGCCGCGGGATGGCGGGCTCATCAGTTCCAGGAGCATGCCTTGGCCTTCACCCGATGTGCCCAGGCGCGGGCGCGGGATCACGACGCCCATCTGCTCGTCGCAGCGGATGCCCGTGACCAGTCCCTTCGCCAGGTCGTAATCTGAATCAGCGCCAGACAGGCTACAATCGTTGCCCAGGTACATGACGGGCAAGCCGACGCCCAACCGTTCGGCTCCGATGGCCTCCACCTCGGCAAGGTTCGTGGCAAAGTAATATGGCTTGTACATTGGTCTTAGGATTGAGCGACCCTCTGGATTGTCGTATTCCACCTCAGTCCTGAATAGCAACGCCTTCTCCATCGGAATCTTGCGCGGCTTGTAGTCCGGCGGCGGGATCTGGTTGATAGCCTGGACACGGCCATAGTCGTCGAAGTCCCAGGCATTGCCCGACGCGAGCGATAGCGGGTTGATGAATTGCCAGCGCCGCCAGCCGATCAAGCCGTCGGCATACCTGGAACGTGCCGGGTCCTCGACGTACTTGGGCGGTTCCTGGCCCAGGCGTTTCTTGTAGACCAATTCGCAGGGCTGGTACCCGAACTTGAGCATGTTGAATATCTGTGACGTCACCTCAGACCACGACTGGCTCATGTCCTCGCGGCACTCATCCACGAACTCCGCCACCCGCTTGTCGTCCGGCTTGTCACTGGCCGGCTCAGTCCACCAACGCACACGGCGCAGGCCACCCATCTTGATGGCGAACAGCACGGCGGCCACGACGGGATGGACAGACATCTCGGTGTAAATACGCGCGCCGCCGTCCTCCTGTAGTTCGCGTTGGAATTCCTCGGTTACCGCCCCGCCGTGGCGTGTGATGCCCGATACGGAGATTTGACTGAATTGCGTATCAGAGGCACGCACGCGCGGACGCTCGGCAAAGGACTGCGTCTCGTCGCGTTCCTGGCGGGTGCGGTAGATCGTGGCACGGCTCACACCCAGGCGCTCGGATAGCACGCTCCAGTGCTCGTCAGATTCCAGTATCTCCCGTCGTTGCTGTTGCTGCTGCTGCTTATTCATGCGGTAACTCCTACGGCCTGCGGTTCTGGCAGGTCGGTCAATTCCACAGGCATTTACTTCACCGCTTCCGCCAGCGCCGCTAACTGCCCGCTCAACTCGAAATACTTCCACTCGTCGCCGCCACCGACAGTGAACAGGGTCGCGCCCAGGCACCGCCCGCCATGCGTGGCGTTCCACTCGTTCAGGCGGCGGCGGAAGTCCAGGATTTGCGCTAGGTATGCCTGCCAGTCACCCGCGAGGGTAGCCTTGTACTTCCAGCCGGCTCCCGCGCTGGGCATCCCCACTCCCGACTCCTCGTAGATTGCGCCGCACTCCCCGAAGATGTAGTCCGGGTATAGGCCAGCCTCGCGGAAGACGGGGTCCCACGACTCCAGCGCCCGCCCCGCGTAGTGCTGCCAGGCCGTCGGCATCGTGCAATACCCAGGCCGCGCGCCCCAGTAGGCATGGTACCCCAGCGCCCCGCCTGCCTCTACCGCTGCCCGTGCCGCTGGGATGAGTAGGCGGGTTTGGTCGCCGTGTTGCGGGTTGCCTACGCCGGCGGTGAGGATGATGGGCCGCGCGGGGTAGCCAATTTCTGCCAGGGCCTCGCAGAAAGCAATGTCGAAAGCGACTGTACGTTGTATCCCCGGTATGTCATCCGTGGCTATCAACTCATTAAGTGTCTCCACGTAGTCAATCCAGGCGGCACACCGCAAGAGCGAATCCTTGAATGTCGCCAGGAATGCATGTGCACCTTTGTGCGGCTCGGCCTCCCAGAACTCCCCCTGGTGCGCAACCCACGGGCGGTACACCACTTTCGTGCCGGGTGACACCTGCTTGATTTGCTCTGCCCGTTCCATCCCGAACACCAATTTGACAACGGTTGGCTGGACGAGGGTGATAAACTCAAGCCACGGCCCCGCTGATTCCTGGATGTGGAGCGAAACAAGTTGGCGCGCAGGCTGCGGCTCTGGCGGTCCAGGTGGCCCCGGTGGCTCTGGTGGCTCCAACGTCCCGCCCAGTGCCGCGCGCAGGGCAGCGGGTGTGGCGGCGACGATGGGCGTGTATTCGACACCGGGGTAGTATTGCTCGAAGAAGGCTTGTAGTTTGTCGGTCATAGTGATAACTCCTCTTGTAGGGGTTGCGCTTGTGCAATGCGCGCCTCTGCAATCCTGAGATAATCGTTGTTGATGTCAATCCCGATGAACCGCCGCCCGTGCTTCACGGCTACGGCTCCGGTGGTTCCTGTGCCAACGAACGGATCAAGGACCACGGCGGGCACGGTGTCGGGGCAGTCGCAGGAGCAGGAGGGGCGGAAGCCGAGAGTAACTGTGCTGGAAAACGCGCCTGGCTCACCTGGCTCTGGCGGGTGGTTGACCCTCATCAAGTCAAGGTCTTTCGTGCGTTTTGTTGCCCCACTTGGCCCAGGATGGTCTCGCTCTATTACTCTCGCCCACTGCGCGCCACACTTTGCGCAAACCCCCGCCTCGCTCGTTGACGCCAATATGCACGGCTCCACCAGTTGTGGCGGAAACGCCGCGAAGTGGTCCACGTCCATTATCCCCAGGCTCCGCGCCGAGAACGGGCGCGGGTTCACCAGCATTGCCAGTGGGTCGCCGTCCTCGTCCAGCAGCAAGCCCTTGCCGTCTCGTACTGCGCGGGCGTGCTCAAGCCAGGCTTCCGTCTGGGTGATGGCGAGGTCCAGGGATTCGTTGAACCAATCGGTGGTGCGGCGGTTGCGGCTGCCTGTATCTTGCACACCGTAATGCGCGGGATGACCAGTCAATAGTGCCTTGCGTTCGCTGACCACGCAACCGCGCTTTCGACCGTCGCCGTTTTGTCTCATCCTCACCGCCTCCGCATCCGCGAAATACTTGTCCGTCTTGGCAAGCATAAAAATGTACTCATGCGCCGTTGTCGGCCTCCACGCGCCACGCCGCAGAATGTAGCCGTCGTTGGGCGAGCACTTCGGGCAGCCGGGGCAGTCGGCCCATTCAACTCGTGGTGGCTGCCATTCAACGCCGTCTCTCGCGGATGGAGCAAGCCCCTTACTCTTGCGGGCGTCAATATCTGACCACTTACCTGTTGTGGGTGGTGGAGAGATTGATTGCACCTTGACCTTATGCCGCTCCCAACGAACACCATTAACCGACTCTGGAAGGCTATTGGCCTTGATCCACGGAATGGCATGCCGCAAGTACCACCCGTCGGCCTGGAGCGCAAAGGCCACGCGCCAGGGAATGCCGAGGAGTTGCTTTGAGGGAATCCACGGCGTTCTCATCCGTGTCCCTTCCAGTCCATGGCTTGCGTTCTTAGTCTGCAAAACTTGCTTGCCGCCACCCTGAGAAAAACTATCTCCTAAGACTGCCCATAGTGTGCCGTCATCCCGTAGCACTCGCTTTACCTCAGCGAATGGTTCCACCAGCCGCGCCACATATGCCTCTGGCGTGTCCTCAAGTCCGATCTCCTGCCCGTCTCCATCGGTGTACTTGCGCAGGCCGTAGTATGGAGGCGATGTTACACACATGTGCACGCTGCCCGTCTCCAGTTCGCGCAAGCGGTCAATTGCGTTGCCTTGCAAGAGCGTTACGTTATCCAGCATCCCACTCCCCAGGATTCACCGCCAACACCCGCCGCACGTCCAGGTCGCCTATGCCCGCATCGTCGGCACTCCCGCCCATCGTCCACCCGTGCTCACGGGCAATCGCCGCCGCCGCCTGCCACCACTCGGCGCTCAGCCCCGGTGGCAGTAGCAGATAGGTGCGCTCGAACTGTACGCGCGGCTTCCCGCGCACGGGTACAGTGCCACCGGTCGCCGTCAACTCCACGTCATCCCAGTAAGCATCGTTGTGCTTGAACTTCCACATGGTGCGGGAGCGCAAGAACACCGTCACGGTATCGGCCACGGCTGTTACGTCGCCGAGTACCAACTGCTGGCAGTATCCGTTGTAGACATGCCAGCCGGGTGACCACTCCACCACTGCAGATAGCGGGTCCGTGCCGCCCGTCGGGTCGATGCCGGCCCAGAACGTAAAGTTGGAGCGGGCGTCCTGCTGCGGGTCGCCTGTGACGGGCTGGCTACCTTCCGCCCAGGCGACGACGGACTTGCCCGCGCCTTCTGACCATTGCGGGTTGTCCTCGTGCTTGATCGTGTGGTTGCTCCAGGAGTGTGCCCAGGCAGTCAGGGTCAACTGCGCGCCGGGGTTGACCTTGACCTGCTGGTAGAATCCGCCATCGTGCCTGCGGTAGAAGGTGAACAGGAGCATGGCCTTCTGGCCACCGTGCACCCGGCGGGGGTCTTGGGTGGCCCAGGCATCCCGGACCTCTGGCTGGTCCCACCTGTCGGGCACGTGGCGGAACCACGTCACCCACCCCGGCGGCGTGAACACGTTGCCGCGCTCGGACAGGAATGCCGGCGTGCTTTTCGGGATGACCAGGCACGTATGCGTGCCACCGTCGCTCCAGTTGGTCTCGAAGCTGCCATTCACCAACAGATTTGTATCCATCTTCATCCTCCGACCATGCCGCAAGCCGATAGGGCATTAATCTGCGCTTCCCCTCGTTTTAGCACTGTGTTGAGAAATTCCGACCGCACATCTGCCCGCGCTTGCTCAAATGCCATTTTTCGTCGTGCGTATTCTTTGGGCCTGATTGCCGGGTAAATTTGACGCATCCACGATCGTCCTAGCCAACCAGACCCATGCAACCTGCCGCCAGCTCGTACAAAACTAGGCCACGTCTCCAACGTTCGCAAGTTGACTGTAATACCGAGGTTATCCAGTAAATAACCATGCACTAGTTACCTCCATCTGTCATCTCTTGCTCCTCTTCCACCTCGGCGTCGTGTTCCCATCATCTCCCCGGCTCCTCATCTAGCCCTTGCTTGAGTTGCTGTCCAACCTACCTAACTGTAGCCGAAACTCAGTATAATGTCGTACTGCTTCCAAGTCCGTATAGCGCCAAACAGAGAAGGAAAGCCAATGGCCTATGCCAAATCTCCACAAAGGACTTGCTGAACACCAGGCTGTAGGGACGCCAATTAACTTCCCTGTTGACGAAACGTTAGCATCTGCCATTGAGTCACAGCCAAGAATCTTCCGCACACTGGCGTCCATAGAGTCTTGGTCCGAATCGTATACATGCTCCCAACTGAACTCTGTCATCTCTTGCTCCTCTTCCACCTATGCGTCAAACCATCGCCATCCGAGAAGTAACCATTGCCAGAATCGCCACCACAGACAGGGCTTCCTTCTGGTAAAATTGAACCTTATGGAATCCCCATTGATTTCGAGGATGCTCAGGACTGGGGGGAAAAACAAGCCTGAATCCTTTGAAACATATAATGATTGTTGGTCTGACATATCCATTTATCGCTTGCTCCTCTTCCACCTCGGCGTCGTGCGAGTCGTCCACCTGGACGGCCCCGCCAATGCCTCTGCCCCCTCGTCTGGCCTCTGCGTGGCCGAATGCCCGGACAATACCAGATCGGTCGCCAGCCACACCAGCGCGTCCATGCGGTTCGGGCTGGGCTGGCCTGGTTCCCACTGACATAATTCATCCTCCAAGCGCGGGAAGGTGCCAACGTGGTGCCCGCGTCCTTGCTCGTACACGGCGGATACCGGCTCCGCCCGCACTTGCTTGCCGCGTGTGGCGTGCACCAGTCGTACCGGCACACGCGGGTCTATCGTGTGAATGATGAGCGAAATCATCTCTCCGCCCTGGTTCGCCTCGGCTACCACGTGGTCCGCCCGCAGGCGATTGTACATGGCGACCACCTCACGGGCAGCCACGTCGGGCGAGGCTTGCAGGCTGGCATCCTCCAGCACCCACAGATGCGCCTTGCCGGCCTCGCTGGAGTTGCCGCCGCCGATGATACCCCACTCGTCGCCCGTGCTCGTGGTGGACGGGTCTACGGCTACGGCGACGGTTGCCATGTCGGGCATGTCGGTCACGCGGCCCGCCTCAATCCATTCCCGTGTCCACAATGCGCCGGGGTTGTCCTCCACGTCTTCCGCCATAATCTCCTGGCGATAACCCAGGGTGGTCATGTCCTGCGCGATCTCATCTAGCGCCGTCTTGCTGATGTACGGGTTATCATGGCTGGTAAAGTGAAACGCGGCCCAGCGGCCCGTCACGTCTGCCTGCGCTCGCTTGAACATCTTAGCGGCGTGGCGTGGGTCACGTGCCTTGCTCCTGGCCGCCGACCGGATGGACGGCGGCGTGTAGATGAACACGGCGTCGCCGTCGTTGTCCAGGAGCATAGGAGCGCCGACCAGTTCCCAAGTATGTTCATGCATCAATTGAAATTCATCCAAAATAAGCAAGTCGGCATAATCACCGCGCAAAGAATCTGCATCCCACGCGGTTTTCGCCCGGATGCGGTTTTCCGTGCGCAGTATTTCTATCACATGCATCGTCTCGTTCTTGTAAAATGCCCCCGTGTCTATTAACTCTTGCAACGCACGGCAAACCTCAAACCAGAACTTGCCCACCTGTTCTTCCGTGGGGACAGCATAGAGTACGCGCCGTTTTGCCAAGAATGCCTTGACAGCCAGAGTTGCCGCCCCAGTTGTTTTCCCGCTTCGTCTTCCCGCGCGTACAATTCCCCTCATTGCGGTAGATTCAATAAAACCGCGCTGCTGAGGGTGGGGTCTACGAAGCCTAGCAACAAACTCGCGCTCATCTGTAGTCAATTATCTTCAGATGCTTTTTAGAATTACAGGATCGGCATAAGGGCTGAATGTTGTCTATCGCGCTTGTGCCACCCAACTTCACAGGAACGATGTGGTCGGGCGTTAGGTCTGCTTTTCCCCCACAACAAAGGCAGCGGTTGTCGTAACGATCACAAAGTTCTCTCCATTCTAAATCTGTGTATTGCCCGCCGTTACCACGCTTAACAGCCCGCCGTCTTTGCGTATATCCATTTGTCTTTGCTCTGTTCTTCACTCGCCAACGCTGGGTGCTTTCCCTTTGCTTTTCGGGGTGCGCTTTATGCCACTTACCAATTAACTCGTTGCGCTTTTGCCGTGCTTCTGGATGGGAATCCAGGTAGCGTTTTTGTATCGCACTCACAGCATCCTTATGTGCTCGTGCCCATCTAATTGAGATCTCGATTCTCTTCTGTCTATTTGCCTGGTCCCATTTCTTTTTGGATGCTAAGGTTTGTTCATGGTGCTCAGCCTCCCATTTTCTTTTTCGGGCATTGGTACAATCCCAACAGACATTCTCATGCCCATCATTGCACCGCTTCCGCTTGGGGAATCGTTCCAGGGGTTTTGTTTCGCCACAGCGAAGGCAGGATTTACTTCCCGTCTGGCCCGTCGTCATCATACACCACCCGAATCGTCAATGGTTTCCCGTCGCTAGTTAAATCAGTGCGATCAATAAACAATCGGAAGTGCTTACCAATCCAAACAAGCGCGGATTGACTGTCATAAAATTCATAAGCAATACCATGCGCGGTCGGTCTGATGGCCTTGACTAGGTAACCTTTGCCATCTGCAATTAACCGCGAAATGTCTACTTGTCCTTCTGAGGTGATATATTTGCCGTGCTCGCCGCGCGCCTGTTCTGCCAAACGGGCAAGGACCTCGTCAGACGACATGGCGATTTCGGAGAGGCGGCGTTCAATCTCGACCTGAATGCCAACATTTGCCAACAGCCTTGGACCTACCGTGTTGGCCCTGCCCTTGTAACCCGCCTGCCGTGCTGCCTCTGAGGCATTCCAGCATCGCAGGTATGCCTCTACAAAGGCGCGATGTTTTGGCGATAGGCGTTGAATTGCCTTGGTCTCAATCTCTACGCTGTCAGGCATATCCCAACTTTATCCCAACCCCGTTATCCCAACCCCCCCCTGGTGGAGCACCGCCGGTTGAGGTTTCCGACGGTGCCCCAGCCAAAGGAAAGGAGTGTACCCAACCGGCCCGCACAGGCCAGCCGATACCAAAACGAAAAAGCCCACCCGTCACAAAC